TTTAAAAGGAGTGATTAAATGGCAGAAGAGTTTAAAATTAAGACCAGTATTGAACTTGATGATAAAAAGGCTAGGCAACAATTAGCATCATTGAAGACATCTGCAAAAGAAAATAATATAAAATTAAATGTAGAAATGAACACATCATCTCTAAATAATTTGAAGCAATTAGAGAACACATTAAAACAAATTAATAAACTTAGCAGAGAAACGCAAAACGGATTATTTGGTGGAAAAGGTAGCTCGAATGGAAATATAAATAAGTTAACTTCTCAATATGATAACTTTAAGAAGAAAGTAGAATCTACTCAAAGACAATTAAAGAAATTTACTCAGACAAACATTTTAGATAATAAGCAAATAGGGGAAATTAACAAATTATCAGGAGAATTGAAAAGATTATCCAATATTAAATTAGATGGTTTAAATTCAAAAGCTTTGTCGGATTTATCAAATGTTCAATCTAAATTGGCTAATATGAAAATACCAGATATGAATACGAAAATGGCTTCTCAATTTAAAACTCTTCAAAATGAAGCTGGTAAATTAGCCAATAAAATAGAAACATTGGGTAAGTCTGGATATGCAGATACATCTAAACTACAAGCTTTATCAAATTCATTAAAGTCAATTCAAAATTTGAATCTTAAAAATCTAACTTCTAATCAAATACAATCAGAAATACAAAAACTAGAACAATTAAAAAATAAAGTTAAAGAAGTAGAAAATGCTACTAAAAATACTAAATTAGATGCTAAGTTCAATATGAATCTTTCCAAAGTAATTTCAGATTTAAATAGGCTTAGACAAAAATGTTTAGAATTGGGTCAATCAACTGCTGGAATTGATAAACTAGAAAAAGAATTAATGCAATTAAATGGTATGCCTCTAGGTCAAAAAGTAAAGGAATTAGATTCAATAAAAAGCAGATTAAGCAATATGAAATCTAATTTCACAGGATTAGGAACTAGTGTAAAAGCAACAAGTGGATTTTTTAGCGACCTATATAATTCGATGAGAACTTATACTTTAGGTAATATGATAGGTATGTCTATTACAAATGGTGTAAGAAATATTAAAACAACTATTGTTGAACTAGATAGTGCCTTAAGAGATATGATGAAAGTAGCACCTGATAATTTTGAAGGAACAAGTGAGCAATTAAAGAGTGTAAAAAATGAAGCAATCTCAATAGGGAAAGATACGGCTAGAGCATCAGAAGATATAATTCAGGGGGCATCTAAAGCTCTGCAAACTGGTGTAAAATCCGTATCAGACAGTTTGAAGATAGCTAAACAATCAGCAGTTTTTGCAAATGTTGGTGATTTAGACCAAGAAACTGCTGATAAGTACTTAACTAGTGTTATGTCCGCTTATGGTGGAATGACAAAAGCATTAAAACCAATTAAAGATACTAGAGTTCAAATCAAAGGAATGAGTAAAGATTATGATAATCTTACAAAGTTTCTTGATTTATCAAACTATGCAGGTAATAATTTTGCAATAACAACTGGCGATGTAGGAGCTGCATTGCAGAGAAGTGCAAGTATGTTATCATCAGCAGGTGTTTCAATGGAAGACTCTGTTGCTTTGATAGTTGGAGGAAATGAATCTGTACAAAATGCTGAAAAAGTAGGTACAGCACTCAAAACAATTGGTATAAACATGAGTGGTATCAAAGCTTCAGCAGATTCAGGAAAAATCAGCCTTAACAAAACTGCTAAAACCTTACAAGAAACAGCTAAAATAAATGTATTGGATAAACAAACTGGCCAAGTAAGAGATATGATGTCAATTTTAGATGAGTTGGCAGAAAAGTGGCATAGTGTTGGAGAAGATGCTTTAACTAAAAATCAAAAAAGTGGTATTGCCGAAGCGATTAATTTTAGTCGCCTTATATAGTAATATATAATGATAAACTCCTTTAATTGCTGGAAACTCCCGTTAGGCTTTTAGTACCAAAGTGTGAAAAACTAAAAGATAGGGATAATCAGCAACCAAGACTCAAGAGAGTAAGGTTCAACGACTAGGTTATAAACCGTACACTATAAGCTATTGATAGTGGAAATGGGGAGCATCCTTATAGGATGAAGATATAGTCTCATCTATATGGAAACATATAGCAGTTCATAAGAGAACGAGTTAAGTATAGCGAACTTAATTGAAGATTTTGTTCAGGTAAAAACCACATCAATACATTCATGGCTATCATGGATAATTGGAATCAGGTAAAAAAATTCCAAAGTGCATGGTTAGATGGGGATGTATTTGGCTCTGCTGAAAAAGAGAATGAGAGATTCATAAATTCAGCAGAAGGTAAGATTATAAAATTAAAAGAAAGTCTAAAACAATTAGTTACAGATACTATATCCACAGATATGTTTAAGACTAGTTTAGATGGATTATCTGGAATTACTGGTGTTCTAAATGGTATAACTAAAGCAGCAGATAAAATGCAAATGTCTCTCCCATTAGCATTAGGTACTTTATCATCTTTGTTTATGACAATTAAATCATTAGGAACTAATAAAAATGTTCCTAATTTATGGAAAGAAGGATTTAGTGCATTTGATAATAAAAGAACATCAGTTAGATTTGATGATTATCAAAAAGCAACAAGATTTGTTAATCAATATACGAAAGCTATAAGCAAAAATACGGAATCATCTAATAAAAATGCTAAATCAAATTCTGTTGTTACAAAAATAATGACATCTCAGCAAGGTAAAATTTCAAAAATTACAGCTACAACATCTAATTTGGCAAGAGTAAGGAACAGAGAAATAAAAGTAATTAAAGATTATAAAAAAGCTTATGAAAAATATAATCAAACATTACATGTCCCTTCTAAAAATATAAAAACTCAAATAGGTGATGGCGTCAAAAATATTGGGAAAGCATTCGCAGGAAGTAGTATTGTAAATTTTGGGAAAGGCCTTGCTTCAACTATAGGGAATACTTTTGCTTTAACTGCTGTGTTTGCTGGGATAAGTTTACTTTCAAAAGCATTAGATGATTATGCCAATAGGGAAGAAAATGCATATCAAGCTAGAAAGAAAAATATACAAACTTCAAAACAACAAATCAATTCATATGAAAGCCAAAAAACTCAATTACAAGCACTTGCAGAAGAATATGATAATTTATCTAAAAAAGAAAATAAGTCTAAAGAAGATAATAATAGATTAAATGAACTAAAACAACAGATTGCAAAAATAAAACCAGATGCAATCATAGGAACAGATGAAAATGGCATACCTATTTTAAAAGGTCAGGTTACTGATTTAATTGCTGAAATAGACAGAGCTATTAATGCAAAAGAAAGATTGATGTCCTATGATAAACATGATAATGCGAAAACTGCTGCTAAAAAATTAAATTCTCCAAGTAAAGATGTAAATAAAACTTTAGAAGAAAGAATGAGAGAAAGTGAAACTGGTAAGCTTGTAAAAATAGAAGAAGATTATACAGCAGAAGTTGAAAAGAATAAAAAAAGACAAGAAAAAGCAATCGAGAAATATAATAATTCAACTGGTAGAGCAAGAGATAAAGCCAGAAATGAATTAATGTCAGCTAAAGCAGAAGAAGAAAAAATATATTTCAAATATGATGAAATGTATAGAAATCAAGTAGATAAAATTCAAGGGTATTCAAAAGAAATAGGAGATGGAATATTTTCTAACATTAAGAATAAAACTCTTTATAGTGGATTAGAAGGCAATGATAAGTCTAATTTTGCTGGACTTGAAAGTTTATTTGATTTTAGTGAAGTTACACCAGATACTCTAGTAGACACAGAACAGGCAGTCAACAAATTGCTTACTGCTGTTAGAAGTGGGAAAGTTGATGTAGGAGATTTATCTAAAACTCTTAAGGATGCAAATGAAGAATTTGCTAGAACACAAGATATAGAAAAATATAATCAAACAATAGATAAAACAGCTAAGAGTATAGCTAAAGCAACTAACACAGATGCTAATATATGGGAAAATTTATTTGGGCAAGTAAATCCAAATGGAATTAAAGATATGACATCTATAAATACATTATTAGCTAAGTTTGGTAAAACAAAACTAGATTTAGCAAATGGTGATAAACTTGCGATGCAACTCCAAAATCAATTTGATAGTATTCAGAATATATTAGATACAACAACAATAACTGGAGATGTAAAAGTTGATGCAAATATATTAACTGACATTAAGAATACTAAAGAAGTTCCTAGTCAAGTTAAAGGCATGATAGATGCTCTATTAGGAACAGGGGCAAGTTCTACTGATGTATTAAAATTCACTATGGATGTATTAATGGAATTACAGACTGGTGACCCAGACATAACTAAACTTCAAAATGATTTAGATAATAAATTTGGAAAAGGTAAGTTTACTATAACTCCAGAAATACTTTTAAGTAATGATTCAGGTCAAGCTAATGCAGAACAAATAATAAGTAGTTTAAAGCAAAGATATGAGGAGCTTCCAGAAGAAGTAATCACAGTCATAAAAGCTAATCCAACTACAACATTAGAAGAAGCTGATTCAGTAAAAAGAATTTATGATAAATTTCCAAAAGAAGTAAAAACTATCATAAAAGAGGAAGGAGCAGACGAAGGTGGTAGAAAAATATTAGATTTAACATCTAAGTATGCCGAAGTACCTTCTGAACTCAAAACTAAATTAGAAGCTGATGGAGTTGGACTAGAAAAAGCTGTTGAAGTATCAGAGATATATAAGAAAGTACCTGCGGAACTTAAAACATATTTTATAGCAGAAGCAGGAGAGGCTTTGTATAATTCTGTTAATTTAAAAGATGCCTTAGAACATATACCTGATGAGAAAATTACAGAAATATATTTGAAGCAAAATGATGGTAAATTAGGGGTTCAAGATTTAATAACATCATTGGATAAAATTCCTTTAGATAAAGATGTAAGAATAAATATATACAAAGCCTTATCTGATGGAGATATAGATGCTTTAGGCAAAGCTATTGAAAGTTTACCACCAGATAAACGAGTAGAAATAATTGCTGAAATAGAAAAAGCTAAAGATGATATTGAGACTATTAGTTCTTCTGAAATAGCAAATAAGATTTTTACTATAGAGGTTAAAGACTTAGCATCAGATGCTATTGAATGGATTCAAAAAAAATTAAAAGAAATAAATGGTGATAAAGATAAGAAAGACCCTGTTAAAGAAGCTAAAGAATCTACTAAAAAGGTTTTAAAAGATAAACCGAATCCTAAAAGTGTTGCATTTTCAAGGGATAAAGAAGCAGAAAAGCTTGTAGATGATATATTAAATACACCTCCAACAAAACAAATTGAACTTAAGTTAAAGAAAAATGAAGAGCTTAGAAATACTTTAAATTCATTTAAACAACTTGAAGGAAGAAATGATGTAAAATTAAAGTTAGAATCATCAGGTATTGAGACTGAACAAGTTAAAATTTTTGCTGATATAGTAAAAAATCTTCCAACAAATTCAACTTTTACTAATAAATTTATAACTGATAATGTTGATAGTTTAAAAAATCTAAAGGACTATGAAGCCGTACAAAAATGGCTTATGGATAATCCAACTATAGCTATGGATTATAGCATAAATTTAAATGGTTTAGATGATTTTGATAAAATGAAATCTATATATGATGGATTAGAAGACAAAAAAGATAAAAAAGTATTTGCTGAAGTTATAATTAAAAATCCAGAAAAGGCTGAAGCATTTCAAAAACTATATGATAATGTTCCAGAAGAAACAAAAAGTAAGGTTGTTAGCTTTGCTGTAGAAAATGCAGATGAGCTTGAGAGAGCTACAAAACTATATGAATCAACACCAGATGAACAAAAAAATCAAGTTCTTAATTTTATGTTAAATAATGAAGATAAGTTATATTTAATAGAACAACTTTATAATGATTTCCCTGAAAGCAAAGACATTATAGCTAATCTTATAGTAAATAATCCAGATGCATTAGATGAAGTTGAGAATTTAAATGCTTTAGACCTAGACAAAGACGTAAAAATAAATATAATAAAATCACTAACTAATGGAGATATTAATTCATTAATTGCTGAAATAGAAAAATTACCTCCTGAAAAACAAGTTGAGGTAATTGCAGCTATTGAAGGAGCTATTGAGGGCATAGATAGTGTTGATAAAAAAACAATAAAAGACAAGTGGGCTAAACTTAAAGCGAATAATTCTGCTGCTTTAGAAACAATTCGTCAAACTGAAAATAAAAAACTAAGTGATAAGAGTTTTACAATAACAGCACATCTTCGTACAGTAGGGACTCTAGGAGGAATTGCTTCTCAATTTGCAAATAATATATTAGGTGGATTAAAGAGTGATAGAAAAAGTGTGCAATCCATAAATTCTATAGAAACTCCACAAGCAATTCCAGCTAATCTATTAGCCCAACCTAGAACATCAGAACCAGCACCAATAAGTGACGAAACTCCTGTAACAAAGCCATCTCTATTTTCAAGAGCAGTATCAAGAGCTACATCTCCAATCAAAACTCTTACAGAAAGATTCTCTCGTATAACTAAAACTCCTAAGATAGCATTGGATACAAAATCTATTGATGCAGCAGTAAAATATAGCATTGAGTTACTAAAAGAATTAGAAAATGCGATATCTAAAGTTACAGATAGAATATCTCTTTTAGATAAGAAAATGAAATATGCAAGTGGAAAAGATAAACTCAAATATCTTGAAGAACAAAATGCTTTATATAAAGAAGAACTAACATTATTAGACCAAAAGGATAAGGCACTTAATACTCAAAAGAATAGATTAAAAGATAGACTTAAAAAAGATTACAAGTACACTTTCTCTGATGATGATAACCTAACTAGTTATGAAGAAAAATTAATATCATTAGAAAAAGAATTAGAGAAGTTAGATAAGCAATCAGAGAGTGACAAGGGTAGCAAAAAGAGTGAAGAACGTAAGAAAAAGATAGAAGAAGAGAAAAAGGTTGTTGAAGAATATTTAAAGATTGCTTTTACAGAGATACCAAAGGTTGCAGATGCTCAGCAAGAGGTAAAAAATGCTTTAATAGAATCAACTAGAGCAGCAGAAGAATTTAAAAAAGAATTAAAAGAGATTGGGCAAGAAGCTGATTTAACCTCAGCACAAAAACATGTTACTGAAATACAGAATGAAATAGACTTGATAGACATTCTCATGAAAAACGCTGAAGGTGATGAAAAACTAGATTTAATTGAGAAGAAAAAAGAATTATTAGCTAAACAGGCTGAAGAAATTAAAGATGTTATAAAAGTATATGAAGATACTGCAAAAGATTTAAGAGAGGGATTATCAAAAGAAGGATTTGAATTTTCTGAAGATGGAAAAAGTATAATAAATTATAGACAACAATTAGAATTTCTAAAAAATAATAAAGATGCAGATAAATACAAAGAAATAGCAGAAAATGCTCAGAAATATTTAAATTTACTTCTTAAGGATTTACCTGATGCCAATAATCAAATCAAACAAAATAAAGAAGAAATTGAAGATTTAAATAAAGAAATTCAAGATGCGTATAAAGAACAACTTAAAGAAGCTCAAAGCTTACAAGAAAAAATTAGGGACATGTATAAGAAAGAGCTTGAAGAAAGACTTAAAGAAATAGACAAAGAAACTAAAGCTAAAATTGATTCTCTTAAAAAACAACAAGATGCTTACAATGATTCTAGAAAAGAAGCTAAATATAAAGATGACTATGAAGAACAACAAGATGTTATAAGTGATTTAGAAAAACAAATAGCAATAGCTGAAAGAGACAGTTCTTTAAGTGGTCAAAAGAAACTTAAGGATTTACAAAAACAATTAAAAGAAGAACAGAAGAAATTACAAGATTTAGTACAAGACCATGTAGATGACCAAGTTAATGATATGTATGATAAAGAGTCTGATAGACTACAAGAAGAAGCAGATAAATTAAAAGAAGAGTTAGAGAAAAAATACTCAGATGAAAACTTAGTTGATTTAATTAATCAGGCTATTTCAAGTGGTAAGTTTGTAGGTTTGGATGGAGAAGTTAAAAAACTCCAAGATGCTATCATTGAATATATTAATAAATATGAAGATGGTATGTTGGCAATGGGTTCTGTTACTAAGCAAGAATGGCTTGATAAGCTAAAAGAAGGTAAAGAGACATTAGAAGATATTAATGACATACTAGATGAGTTAGATTTAAGTAAATTTGCTATGCCTAATTATACACCTCCTTCAAATTCTCGTTCAAGAAGTGCATCTCCAACATCCTCAGTTAATTTTAATTCACCATTTTTTGTTGTGCAAGGGAATGTAACTAAAGATACTATGAAAGATTTAGAGAAGTTTGGTAGAGATTTAGAGAATAGAGTATATAGAAAAATAGTAGAAAATATTAAATCATAATAAAAGGAGTAAAATTGATGGAAATAAATATGGTTCATTGTAACTACTAACAATATTGACGATTATGACCAAATTAGGGTATAATGGTTATATAAATGATACGAACTTGTATCATAAAAGACATAAAAAAAAGAGACTACAACTATTTGCTCTAGGGTGTCTCTTCATAAATAAGCTAAGTATTAATTAGAGGAAGAATCACCTGAAGTGCCATTCGGGTGATTCTTGATTTTTTGCAACGTTTTTCTAAACTCATATATTTCTTTAAAGAGTCTATTCAAATTCTGAACCAATTTAATCAAACCGATTATTATGGCCGTGAAAGCTGTGATTATCGTTAGCAAACAAATCAGATATTTCATAATATCACCTCCCCTCTTGATGTGACTTGGGAGGCTTATGTACATGAAGATTTACCCTAATAGTTTTTATGTAGTCTCTAAAAATATTATACCATAAATTACCAATATGTTAAATTTAATATTATACTGTCTACAATTGTAAAAGAATATTGTGTTCTAAGAAGTTATTCTATTAATAGTACAGCTTTTTATTTTCCAATGAAGATAATGACAACATTGACTATTGTGATAATATTGGAGTATAATAGTAATATAAATGATATAAATTTATATCATAGGGACATAAAAAAGAGACTACAAACTATTTGCTGTAGGGTGTAGTTCTTAAAGTTAACAATAAAAAGAATAGATTTATGTATTACTTTCAGAATCACTAGACCCGCCAGTCTGGTGATTCTTTAGTTTTCTAATAGATGCTTTCAAGTTTGAGATTGCATCTATTAGCTTTGTCAAATGATTGATTATTCTTGTAATCATAGTTATCATTATTAAAAACAAAACTAAGTACTCCATAGTCTCACCCCCTTTCTTACTGGGGATTTTAACTAAAGAGCCATCACCCTAATAGTCTAAACTGCAGTCTCTAAGATTATTATACCATAATTTACCAGTGTGTTGAATTTAATATTATATTGACTACGAGAGTAGAATAAAGTTATAATATAAATAACAGAAGATTAAAAATATTTTACATAAAAATTAACTACTCATCTATGCCACCTTAAACAAGTGGCTCTTTTCATACTCTGGTATATATTTAAGGAGGTGTTACAAATTATAAATAATATAGAAGATTGTGAACTTCTTATTGAGGCAGAAATAAGAATGAAAGATATGGATGAAAAAGAGCTAATATCTCAAAAAGATATTCTGAAAGACCTAAACATTGATGAAAAAGACCTTAAAGATATTGAAGTGAACTTTGAATAATGAAATGATTTATAATATATCTATTTTAAATAAGTATTTTAAAAATAACAAATGTATGATATAATATAAGTGAAATATGTTAACTAAAATTAAAAAGCGGTGATGCTCTACCATATAG